CAATTCGAGGTAAGTTTTCCGATGAAAAGTATCTCGGTACTGAACCCGATCTTCGTGGTGAAGTTTCAAACGCTCAAGTCATAAATGCTTACAACTGGTACAACTATTTTTATGATGGCAACCAAGCTAAGTCTTGGATCATTGAATATTTGAAAGAGTTTTATAAAACAGAAAAGGAACTGATTAAAAATGTCAACAGAATTGATGCTAATTATTGCCGCACTAGCGGTTGGAATTGTCGCATACTACTTTTGGGTGGCGACCTCCCACAAGAACTCCAAGACCGAAACATTACCCGAATCCGAACCCTTGCCGCCACAGCCAGCTCCCGAGCAGATAGTGCCCAAGGAGATCCTCGACACTATGAAGGCTTCAGGCATGCCGCTTCCAAAGAAGAAGGCTCCACCAAAGAAGTCTCGCGCGAAGAAGTAAATGCAAACTCGGGCGGTACTACTCATGTTTCTATTGCTGGCGGCAACGCTGGCTCTAGCGACATGGCAACTGAACTCGCTACCGCCGAAGGGACCCGACTGGGAACAAACGTCGAAGAATTTGGAAATTCAACTTCAAGCAAGTCGGCTCGAAACGGCAAAGGAAGTGAAGCGAAGAACGGAACTGGAAACGCAACTCAAAGCGGTAGAACAAAGAACAGCGGAGACGAACTCTCTGCTGGAATCTACTCGCAGAGCCTTGGAAGCAATGGCGAAGAAGTATCAGGAAGCGATAGCCATACCAGCTCCGATTCCAGTACCGAAGCCTCATCGACCAGTGCTGAAGAAGCGCAAGAAGATTCCGTACGACATAGCTCCAAGTCAAAAGTAGTTTCTATTCAGGAACGAATTGCTAATCGTGGTAATGAATTGATTGCCGATCTCGAGGTATTGCTTGATGCGTACTATCGGGACGGCCGTCAGTTCAAGATGTCGGATTGGATTATCAAGAACAATGTTAAGCCGCAGATAGCACAGCGAATTGCGACTTATTATAAGCCTCTCTATTCGGAAGCGTTTGATGCCTTTAATGGCAAAGACGAACAACTGAAGGAAGGGTACTCTCACTACAAGAAGGCTCAACTCAAAGCCTATGTAGAGTTTCTCCGTTCTATTGTATCATGTGCTGAAACCACTGCTACGATTGTAAAGGCTCGTAAGCCGCGCAAGAAGAAGGAGAAGCCTGTATCGGTTATCGTATCAAAACTCAAGTACAAAGCCAAGGATGATGAACACAAACTCGTTTCTGTCGATCCGAAGCAAATTGTCGGATGCAATCAGCTTTGGGTGTTCAATACCAAGTATCGAACTCTGGCTGTTTACAATGCTATGGGCCCTGCTGGGCTTAACGTCAAGGGCAGCACAGTAATTGGCTTTGATGAGAAAACTTCCGTTGTGAAGAAACTCCGCAAGCCGACTGAACAACTGAACAAGTTGATGCAGGGTGGCAAGATTATTCTGCGAAAGTATATGGATGAAGTTAAGTGTAAGCCGAAGGAAGCCACTGGTCGCATAAATAATGAGACAGTGCTTCTAAGGATTATCAAATGACAAATATATTCAAGTTTCCAGAAAATAAGATTGTAAGAGAGATTCCACCACAAATAGAAGAGATTGAAAAGGCCAAAGAAAAAGGCAAGCAAAACTATGCAGAAGAAATCTTAGTCGATCTGGCTGAAAATCTACTCGCATCATTAGATAGCTACGGGCTAGACCAAGATTCCAAACACTTCGACAAAGATTTCTCTTTTGCAATGGAAGCTTTCCGTGCGCTAATCTACCGAACACTATCTATCGACCACCATCTACACGACTTCATAGAAACAAGCGTTTCACTTCTCAAGAAAGACGAAAACGGCAATTTGATACTCGAAAGTCCTGAAGATATGGAAGAGATTATTATTGCCGAAATTGATTTGTCTGATCCAGATGATGAAACGATTGACACCAAGAGATAATTGCTATATAATCAATAGCACAACTGAGGAATATTATGGCAATCTTGATCGACCTAAATCAGGTATTAATCTCTAATCTAATGCAGCAGATTAATTCCAATCCAAAGGTAAAGTTGGATGAAAACCTAATTCGGCACATGGTACTGAATAGCCTTCGCTCTTATGTGAAGCAGTTCAAGGAAAAGTACGGCGAGGTAATCGTCGCATGTGATAGCAAGAGGTCTTGGCGCAGAGACTTCTATCCCTTCTATAAGTCTAATCGCCGTAAGGCCAGAGACGAATCTGGCTTTGATTGGAATCTCATTTTCGATACTCTCGGCAAGATCCGTGAAGAGTTGAAGCAAAACTTCCCGTATAAGGTTATTGAAGTTGAAGGCGCTGAGGCTGATGATATCATCGGCGTTCTGGCCGCTAGGAAAGCTCCTCATGAAGAGGTGCTTATTCTCTCGTCCGACAAGGACTTTGTCCAACTCCAGAAGTATCCAAATGTAATCCAGTATAGCCCGATCATGAAGCGTTTTGTGAAGACTGATAATCCTCACAAGTTTGTCAAGGAACACATTCTCAAGGGAGATCGTGGCGACGGCATTCCTAATTTTCTGTCTGCCGATAATGTCTTTGCTCTCGGAGAAAGACAAAAGACGATAAATAGTAAGAAGCTCAACGAATGGCTGAGCAAGACTCCAGAAGAGTTTTGCGTCAATGAGGTGATGCTTCGTGGCTATAAGAGAAATCAAATGCTGGTAGATTTGGAATTTACTCCAATGAACATTCAGGAAAATATCATTAACGAATATGATACTGTTGTTGTTCCCAATCGCCAAAAGCTTCTTAACTATTTTATGGAAAAGAAGCTAAAGAATTTATTTGAAGTGATACAGGAGTTTTAATGAAAAACCTATATGAAGTTTTTGGAGAGTTTGAGAATGCTCCAAACAGACAAGAGAAGATTGATATTCTACGGAACAACAAGTCTTATGCCTTAGAATGTGTGTTGCGTGGTACCTTTCATCCAAACATTCGTTATGTTATTGATGAGATTCCTAACTACAGGAAGTCCGATGCGCCTCCAGGTCTAGGCTATACAAGCATCCACCAAGAATTGGATCGAGCGTATTTGCTAGAAGAAAACAATCCTAGAACTTCACCCGATCTAACTCTTAATAGAAAGAAGGTCATTCTGGCCCAGATGCTGGAATCGATGGAAGAAAAAGAAGCGGCTGTATTTGCGGGAATGCTGATGAAGAGATTGCCAGTGAAAGGTCTAACCTACAAGCTGGTACAAGAAGCTTTCCCAGGACTACTACCCGATGTGCCTTGATGATTTTTTGATATGCTATTTTCTAGAGAGGAAAAATGGCAAGAAAGAAGCACAGAACCAAACTACAAAAGGTTATGGACGAAAAGTGTGATCTTATATACGAAACAACGGTTGAGGATTGCCAGAAGTGGTTCAACATCCTCAACCGCGAACTATTCAATAGTTCCCTTCCCAAAATTGATGAAATCGATATACGCTGGCGTAGAGGCGCCCACGCATGGTACGACTACGATACCAGTGCGTCTGGCCAAGGCATCTCAAAACTGCTCATGAACAAGCGTTATAAATCCAAACAATTTTTTGTTGAAGTGTTAGCACATGAAATGGTGCACCACTATCAATACATATACAACGAAGATATTGGTCACGGATCTTCGTTCTTAAAATGGCGTGGCAAGTTTAACAAAAAAGGATTGAACCTCGTAAGGGCTTATTAGCATGAAATACAAAAAGAATCACTACGGTACTCATGAAGATTATGACGATGAAGAATATGCGGATATGAGAAAGGGGCAAAAGAGGCGCCCGATCCGCAATTGGACAAAAGCTTTCGTTGAACACTCCGACGAAGCCGAAGCGATAGATGACTTTTACGGTAACAAAAACGGTCACAGATAACGCAGCGTAAACTGGTATGCGGCCAAAGCATACCAGTTATGCGTTTATAACCATTGAAGTTTTCGAGTCGAATCCCCATCTATAGTGTATCGCAATAACGGAGACTACCACATGGCTATCGCTTGGACTGAACAGCATAAGGGTTTTTATGACTCCCAGTCAAATTGGGAAGGTGCTGTACTTAAGGTTGTACACGACCAGAGCTACCGGATCATGTCGGATGTATGGGGTTCAGCCGACTGGGCCACAGTCTGGGATGAGGCCACCGCGTCTCCCAAGACTGTCCTTGTCAATGTATACGATATGCAGGGACCCGACTGGAAGCCTACCCAGATCACGGTGGACGCTACCGACGAAATCCGCGAAAAATACAAGCATTGGTTGATCAACGTCCAGTATGAACGTTTGCTGGAAATGGAAGAGGCTCGCGTCCATCAGATTGAGAAGGGTTGTATCGCAGAAGTTGTACGCGGTAAAAACGGCAAAGGCACTGTCGGGCCGGTTGTAGTGAAGATGGATGCAACCTACGGTATGGGTTATCGCTCTTCCGTTGAGCCGAAGCTGGCTATCGCCACCTCTGACGTTAAGGTAAAGAAGGCCTTACGCTCTGGTAAGGTCGCTGAGGTCTACCAGGATGTGGTCTGGGTTTGGGCTCGCAACTGCCAGCGGGTTGATGTCCCGCAGATCGACAAGGACGCTCTCCTCCAGACGGCTCAGGAACGGGTGGTACGATCCATCGCGGCCTGAGCCAGTCGCTCCAGCCGCTTCCTACAGCGGCTGGAATCAGACCCAATGATATCAAGCACTTAGCCGAAAACCCCACCCTAATAAAATCAATGACTTAGCCATGCACCGGATGCATAGCAGGCATGCAGAAAAACATGAATTCCGCCCTTGAAAATCGGGGTTGCCGTTCTTATCTATAGTATATGACAAGAGAGATGGAAATGATGGACACGAACCAGTTGATCCTTAACTATTTTGAACGCGGTGGTTGTATCACGGTGGCCAAGTACCGGAAGCCCAAAAAGGCAGAATTGACGTTTCGTAATGATCGTGGTTCGGCTTTCAATACGGGTCGTAAGGCCATTACCCTGCGTCAGGCTGGGTTCAAGAGCCGCTCTGCGGCAGCCGCATAACTGGTATGCGGAATGAATCCTTGAAAAACCGACTTACCATCCCCATCTATAGTATATGACAATGAGAAAGAGTTCCATGAAGACCTACCGCCCGATCAAGACTGCCCGCGAAAAAGCAAAGTTTCACGCTACGGTTGTAAATCACTCGAATGCCAATATTCGAATTGCTGCCAACTATATCGCTGAGGCTTACCAAGCGGCTCGCGCCGGCAAGCTCTCCGAGTTCATGACTTTCATTTCCCTCGCACAAGGGTTTGCCAACAATGTTGATTACTGCAACCCCGAAAGGAACCTTCGCTAATGGCTAAGTCACGCAAGACAGTTTCGATTGATACGCTGTTGGAATATGCCAACGGTTATCTCGCGTCCGATTATCACGGCGGCGATGAACCCGCTTCGGTAGCTCGGCGCACCGGTCTGATTGACCTTCTGGAAGTGACACTGAATTCGATTGGCCGATATCACGGATATTCGTATCTCGACCAGAAGGCTATCACTTTGTCCAAGCCCGGCATTCGCTGGGTTGAGGGGCAAGCACCGAAGCACACCTTCCATGAAACTGATAGCACTCGACGGAGATATGCATAATGACTGACAAGGTTCGCGTGTTCGACTACCTAAACGCCCTGCGTGATTCCGGGATCACCAACATGTTTGGTGCTGTTCCGTATGTTCGTCGGGTGTTCGGTGTGTCTCAGGCCGAGGGTATCAATCTCTTGGTCGAATGGATGGAATCTTACAAGGAGAATAGGTAATGAGCTTTTATGTGAAAGAACAGCCGAACGTTCGGCATCTGATTTGGTCGGCCCTTGAACAG